TGCACCACGGCGGGGTGACGGACGGGCCGTTTCAGGCCGGCGAAGAGATCACCGGCGGCACATCTTCCGCCACCGGCACCGTGAGCTATGTGGGCTCCGGGTGGATCGAGCTGATCTCCGTCACCGGCACTTTTGCGGCGGGCGAGACCCTGACCGGCGGCACGTCGGCGGCATCGGCCGCCTGCACCAAGGTCACCGAGCGCAACCTGGACCACAAGGCCACCTTTGACCAGATGATCCATGAGATGGATGACAAGTACCTCATCGAGGGGTCCACCTGTTTCATCATGAGCCGGAAGAACGCCATCGCCTGGGGCACCCAGATGGGCGAGATGGACGGGCTGAACCCCTACCTGATCACCGGAAAGGTGCCGAGTTATCAGGGCTTCGAGGTGATCGGGGTGCCGGGCTGGCCCGCCGACACCTTCGTGTTTACCGATCCGCGCAACCTGGCTTTCGGCATGGGCACCACCATTCAGCGGTTCCGGGATATCGTGGGCCGCCGGCGGGCCATCGAATACACCTGGAACCTCTACGCCGACTACCTGGTGATCAACGACAGCGCCATCGTCTACTCGGATGAGGCGGCGTAATGGCCCTGGCCTTTTCCACCGACGTGCGGGAGGTCGGGCGATTGCCCGACCAGCTCACGGAGGCGGTGATCCGGCCCCACCTGGACGCCGCCGCCCGTGAGCTGGCCCGCTGGATCGGCGACTATGAAGCCGAAGCGGCCGGCGATGACGGCATTTCAGAGGCCAAGCGCGCCGCCGTGGTGGAGGCGGAGTGCTGCATCACCATGGCCTTCGGGGTGCCGGTCTGGAACACGTTCTACACCGCCGGGATGGCCAGCCTGACCAAGGAGGTGGGGGAGATGGACTTCATCTTTCACAGCCCCCGCGATCTGGACGGCGTGGTCAGGCGCTGGATGGACCGGGCGCGGGGCGCGGTGGCCGACTACCTGGCGGAATCGGATCTGGGGTGGGTGGCCATATGATCGATGAGATGAAGGCGTGGGGCGGTCTGCTGATCGCCGTGGTCGGGGGGCTGATCGGCTACGGGCAGCTCCGCCAGCGCACCCAGGAGCAGGAGCGGCGGATCAACGGGCTGGAAGCCGGTGCCGCCAGCTGCCGGGTGCGATGCACCGGCAATGTGGAGAGCTTTCGCAGCGAGCTGAAGCTGTTTGTCAGCAAGGATGATTTCATCCGCCATCAGCAGGTGGTGTGCAAGGGGTTGAACGATCTGCGCAACGATATCAAGGAGATGGCGGAAAAAAACTCGGACGTTCACCAGTTCATCGGTGAGGTTCGGGAATACATGAGGGCGCACAAGTGATTGAAGATCTCATAGAGGCCCACGTTCAGGACCGGGCGCGGGACGCCTATCCGGAGCTGGCGGTTCCCCGCAGCCTCACCGCCGACGGGGCGGATGAGCAGATCCTGGTCAGGTGCACGTCCGGAGAGATGGTGTACGACCGGTTCAAGGGCCGGCGCTGCATCGGCACCGAGGTGCTGACCGTGGAGGTGACGGTGTTTTCCGCCGCCCCCATCGACCGCCGGCCCTTCATCCGTCAGTTCGGGCGAAAGGAGATCGACCTGGGCGACGGGTTCAAGGTTTTTCAGGAATTGAAACGGCATGAATACCACGACCACATCGCCAGCAGCGGCATGAAGGCCGTGGTATTCACGCTCGCCTATACCTACGACATTCTGGAGGATTAACCATGGGTGAAAATATCGGATTTCTGGGAAGTGGCGATGCGCTGGTGCGGCGCAAGCTCTCCACCGGTGCCTGGGGCAACTGGTGGGATTCCGGCGGGGCGGTCAAGCTGGAGCTGACCGCCGAGAGCGAGATCAAGAGCCAGGTGCTCAAGGGGCGCGGCACCTACGGGCAGAGCGCGGACGCGGTGACGCTGCCGAAAGATCCGGGCATCTCCATCACCTTCATTCGGCCCAACCGGGGGGTTCTGGCCGCGCACCTGCTGGGGGAGGCGGCGGATTTCTCCATCACCGGGGCGTCTGTGACCGATGAGGAACACACCTGCCCGGCGGTGGGCGAAGGGATCATGCTGGCATACCGGGACGTGAGCAGCGTCACGGTGACCGAGGGCGGCAGCGACCTGGTGGCCGGAACGGACTACGAGCTGAACGCCAAGGCGGGGTTCATCAAAAATCTGGCCGGCACGCCGGATGCCACGTGGACGGTGGATTACACCTACGCCAGCGGCAGCGGGTTCAAGATCACCGGCGTCACCACCCCCAAGGTGGAGCTGCAGATCAAGTTCGACGGCAAGAACATGGTGGATGACAGCGACTGCGTGGTGGATGTGTGGAGCGCACAGGTGGCCCCGTCCGGCGGGTGGGACATTCTGAGCGACGACCACAGCCAGGTGGAGCTGACGGGCATCTGCAACACGCCGTCGGACAAGAGCGATCCGTACGAGGTTTACGTCTACACGGGGTAATCCATGGCTGACCTGATTCGACTGACAGACGATGATTGGCAGCACCTTCTTCCCGAGCGCCCGTATACCCTGGGCGCTCGGGAGATCATGCTCCGGCCGGTGACGGTGGATGAGATCGCCCTGTGCGTGAAGTACGCAGGCGGCATCAAGGCGGCGATGGCGGAGGCGGGGATCGACCGCGCCAACGTCATGGCCCGGCTGCCGGAGGTGATCGCCATCGTCATCGACCGGTTCCCGGCGGTGCTGGAGATTCTGACCGGCATCCACCGGGACGATCTGCGCCGCCTGCCCGCCGGGGAGCTGCTGGCCCTGGCCAACGAGGTGGCGGATATCAACCTGTTCAGCCGGGAGGGGCTGGAAAAAAACTTCCTCGCCCTCGCGGACGGCATCAGCCGGATGATGAGTGGGGCATCGGAGACGTTGCCCAGTTCCTCATCCAAAGAGGCCACCCGTGGGGGGAGATCCGGACCCGCACCCTCGGACAGTTAGGGGTGTTCCTGCGCGCCGCCATCAAGGCGGAGCGGCGGGCGGGGGATGATGCGCTGATCCGGCACTGGATCGCGCGCAACAGCAACAGCAAACAGATTCGGGAGCTAACGGGGCGCTGATGGCTGGTCTGAAATCGGTTCTGGAGTTCATCATCAAGGTCACGGACCAGAGCGGCGGCGCGGTGGGCAAGTCCACCGAACAGCTCAACCGCCTGGCCAAGGCCGTCAACGACACCGAAAACGCCCTCAACTCCATCAAGGGGTTCCGCACCCTCAAGAAAGAGGTGGAAGCCTCCCGAACGGCCTACCAGCAGGCCCAGCAGAAGGTGAAGGACCTGGCCAATGAAATGCGCCAGTCCGCCCCCGCCAGCAGCAAACTTTCCAGCGAGTTCAAGAAGGCCAAGGCCGACGCCGCCGCCCTCAAGACCCAGTGGGTGAACCAGCGCAACGCCCTGGCCCAGATGCGCGCCGGCATGAAATCCGCCGGAGTCGATACGTCGAAGCTGGGGGCGGAGCAAAAGCGCCTACAGGCGGAGCTGGAAAAAAGCCGCAAGAGCCTGGAGAACCTGAGCAAGGCCAGCAAGGCGCGGGATCTGCTGGGGGTGCGATCCTTCAAGGATATCCAGGCGGAGATCAAGGCCGCCCGCAAAGCCTACGACACCCTGAAAAAATCGGGCACCGCATCGGCCAAGGAGCTGGCCAACGCCAACAAGGCGATGAGAGCGCGGATCAAGGAGCTGCGGGGCGAGATGGACGGGGCTGCCCGGTCCGGCGGGGGCATGGCGTCCGCCATCGGCAAGATCGCCGGGGTGATGGCGTCCGTTGCGGCGGTAGCCTGGCCGGTGAAAGAGGCCGCGCAGTTCGAACGCAAGATGTCCGAGGTGGCCGCCATATCCGGTGCCACTGCGGAGGAGCTGGCGCAGCTCACGGCCACCGCCCGCGAGATGGGCAGCACCACCGAGTTCACCAGCAGCCAGGCGGCGGACGGGCTGAAGTATCTCTCCATGGCGGGGCTGGATGCCGCACAGTCCATGGAGGCATTGCCGGGCGTGCTCAACCTGGCCCAGGCCGGGGCCATGGATCTGGGCAGGGCGGCGGATATCGCCACCAACATTCTCACCGGATTCAACCTCAAGACCAGCGAGCTGACCCGCGTCAACGACATCCTGGTGCAGACCTTCACCAACAGCAATTCGACGCTGGAGGAGCTGGGCTACGCCATGGCCTACGTGGCCCCGATTGCGGCCGGCGTGGGCGCGCGGTTCGAAGACCTGACGGCATCCCTGGGCGCGCTGCACAACGCCGGGATCAAGGGCTCCATGGCGGGAACGGCGCTTCGGGGCGTGCTGGACACGCTGTTCAACCCGACGAAGGAAGAAGCGGAGCAGATGGCGGAGCTGGAGCAGCGCCTGGGCGGGGTCAGCCTTCAGGTGCGCGATGCCAGCGGCAATTTCCTGGGCTTCGCCGGGATCGTCCGCCAGCTTCAGGACGCCAATCTCAGCGCGGCGGAAGCGCTGCAACTGTTCGGCTTGAGGGCCGGCCCCGGCATGGCCGCCCTGATCGGGGTCGGTGCGGATGCCCTGGATGAGTTCGTGCGGCTGAACGAGCAGGCCGAAGGGCGATCGAAGAAGATCGCCGAAGTGATGCACAACAACACCGTGGGCGCGTTCAAGAGCCTGCAATCCGCCGTTGAAGGTCTTGCAATAGAATTCGGGACAAAATTACTCCCCGCCATCACCCAGGGCATCGAGATCATCACCCGCCTGGTCTCCGGCATCCGGGAGTGGGCGCAGGACAATCCGAAGCTGGCGGCGGCGGTGGTCAAGACCACGGCGGCGGTGGTGGCCCTGGGCGTTGCCGGAACGAGCCTGATCGCCATCAAGGCCGGCGCGGCGGCGATGATGGGCAACCTGATCGGCACCTTGTCGGCGGCATCCCCGGCGTTTGCCGGTCTGGCCACCGGCGTCACGGTTGCGGCCGCAGCCCTCATGAAGCTCTTCGCGGTGGTGGGGGCGGGCGTGGCCGGCTGGATGATCGGGGCCAAGATCCGGGAGACGGAAGTGGGCTTCGACGGCCTGGGCCGCACCGTCGGGGAGTTCGTGCAGATCGGCTATGCCAAGATCGGGCAGTTCTTTGCCTGGATGACCGGGCAGAGCGCCGCCGCCAGCCAGAGCGTGATCGACGGCATCAACCAGGAGGCCATCGCCCGCAAGCTGGCCACCGAAAAGGCGCAGCTCGAAAGCCAGAAGGCCATCGCCCTGGAGCGGCAGATGACGGCCGCCACGGCGGAGGTGGTGCGGCAGATCGACGACACCCAGCGCGCCTGGACCGACCTCGGCAAGAAGCTCCAGACGGTCGAAGGCGAGTACAAGGCGATGGTGGACAAGGCGCGGGAGCACCTGGACGCCCTGAGCGCGTCCACCGAAAAGGCCATCTCCGCATCCTGGGAGAACGCCGACGGCGGGGATGCCGTCGCCGCCCTGGAGAGCCACCTGGCCGAGGTGGAGGCGCGCTACGCCGAGAGCGACCAGCGGCGGCTGCTGCAATCCACACAGATCGAAAACCAGATCGGCCAGGCGAAGATCGCGGCGGTCCAGCAGGCACTGACCGAAAGCCTGGGCCTGCTGGACCAGGAGGCCGCCAAAAAG